ACAGCTTGGGCATGTTGCTTACTCCAACCGACGTAAATCAGTTTGACGCCGGTGAAATGAAAGGTGACTTGGGTCGTAAACCCAAAGCACTCACAGCACTTGTTCGCAACTGCGTCAACATGTTTGGTAGCTACAATGTGGGCTTGGTGTGTACCAATCACACCTATGCGTCGCAGGACATGTTTGATCCCGATGACAAGATTTCAGGCGGTCAAGGTTTTATCTATGCCAGTTCGATTGTGGTTGCTATGAAAAAACTCAAACTCAAAGAGGATGAGGATGGCAACAAAATCACAGATGTCATGGGTATTCGTGCTTCATGTAAGGTAATGAAAACACGCTATGCCAAACCTTTTGAAGGTGTACAGGTCAAGATCCCTTATGAAACAGGTATGAATCCTTACAGTGGTCTAGTGGATCTTGCTGAAAAGAAAAACATTCTTAAAAAGGATGGCAACAAATTGATGTTTGTTACCACAGACGGCGAAATCATCAAGTACTTCCGCAAAGGCTGGGAAAGCAATGAAGATGGTTGCTTGGACAAAGTAATGGCCGAGTTCAAAAATCAACGAGAAGAACTAAGTAATCCTGACGACGCCACTCAGGAGGAATAACATGTCAGCAGATATCGCAGCAGAAATTTGGAGCGAACTCAAGCGTTACATCAACAGCATGGACCAAGCAGATGCAGCCGAAACCTTGGTCAATATCATGATTGACAACGATATTGACAGTGAGGACATTCGCAGTGCTTTTGCTGGTGATGCCATGATCAAACGCATTCTTTCCGATTATGTAGACGAGGAAGAAGATGAGGCTTATGAGGAAGAAGATTACGAAGAAGATGAGTGATGTGGTATAGTCGAGTCACTAGCGATCTCAGTGCCATACCTGATTTTATCACACACTATCAGACGGAACTTCAGCAGGCCAAATTTGATGTCAAGATCAGCGGGGTAGTTGAGAAGAACCTCACTGCCCTGCCCGGTCTGACTGAGCACAGGTTCAATCAACTGCAGGAAATAGAAGCAGTGTTAAACTATCTCAACATTCAACTGCGTAAGATTCGTAGAAAGCATTTTCAAAAGTATTTGGAAACCTATGCTAGAGCACTCACAAGCCGCGATGCAGAAAAGTATGTGGATGGTGAGGATGAAGTTATCGACTTTGAAACCATTATCAACGAAGTTGCACTGCTGCGCAACAGTTGGTTGGGCATACTCAAAGGCTTAGAAAGCAAAAACTTCATGTTGGGTCATGTGGTACGACTGCGCACAGCCGGCATGGAAGATGCTTCAGTGTGACACAGGTAATCACAACTTTTAGTCGTGATGGGTTTGACTTGTATGGTCGTCGCATGGTCAACAGTTGGTTACAATATTGGCCTGCCAACTATGGGTTGACTGTGTACACTGAAGGATTTTCTTTGCCTGACAATGCCAGAATACAACAGATAGATCTTACAGGTGCAGCGCCAGGACTAACAGAGTTTAAAAGCCGTAGTCAAGAATTAATTCAAGCACAGCCCGACAATAAAAAATATCATCGTCGTGTACAAAAAACTGTGAAGTGGTGTCACAAGGTATATGCTATGAGCCATGCCTTGCACAATGCCACCACTGACCATGTGATATTTCTAGATGGCGATACCTATAGCAAGGCCGCTGTGCCCGAATCCCTGGCTAGAGATCTTGTGGGCACACACTTGTTTGCTGTGCATTTTGAAAAGTTAAAACACGGACTACACTTTGAAACTGGGCTGGTTGTGTTCAACACACGGCATCAACAAATGCCTGCATTCGTCAATGAGATAACCAGAGATTACGACAATCTCAACATCTACAATCACAACAAAACCTGGGACAGCTATTGGTTTGCGCATCTTTATCACACAATGAATTTGGATGTGCGCGATCTCACCGAGCGAGGCCAAGGTGTGTTTGGCAATAGATTGGTCAAGAACTGCTTGGCTCACGAAGTGGGCACAGAGAAATATGCCAGAGCCGGCTACAACAAATTTACCGGCACCAAAATCTAAACGCATACATAACTCAAAGGAGTTAGGTATGAAACGCACAGCATTTGTCACGGGCATGACCGGTCAAGACGGCCCCTATTTGGCCAAGTTTTTATTGGAAAAAGACTACCGAGTCTATGGCCTAATCAAACGGTACAGCAACCCCAATCTGGACAATATTCGGTGGTTGGGCATTGAAAATGACCTTGAGCTAATCACTGGTGATATCACAGATGAGAATTCAATGAATCATCTCATGCACACCTTGCGCCCCAATGAAATTTACAATCTAGCAGCACAGAGCTTTGTGGGTATATCCTGGGATCTAAACAAACTCACAACCGAAGTCAACAGCATGGGTCCACTAAACATGCTCAATGCCATTAGAGCACACAGTCCCAGCTCGCGTTACTACCAAGCCAGCACCAGTGAAATGTTTGGCAATACCACGGAACCTGGACAACAAAGTGAGACCACACCGTTTAGGCCACGCAGTCCTTATGGTGTCAGCAAGTTGTATTCACACTGGATGACCATTAACTTCCGTGAGAGCTATAGTTTGTTTGCCTGCAGTGGAATCCTGTTCAATCACGAAAGTCCCTTGCGTGGTCGTGAGTTTGTGACACGCAAGGTCACAGACGGCGTGGCCAGAATCAAGTTGGGCCTGGCCAATTCAATTACCTTGGGCAACTTGGATTCGCGTCGCGACTGGGGTCATGCCAGAGACTTTGTGGAAGCCATGTGGCTCATGCTGCAACAGCCCGAAGCACGCGACTATGTGATTGCCACTGGTGTGCAACACACAATTGGTGACTTGTGTGCCGTAGCCTTTGAACATGTGGGCATAAAAGATTGGCAACCCTTGGTGCTGTCCGATCCTAGATTCAAACGACCTGCTGAATTGCACAGCCTGTGCGGCAACAGTGGTCGCGCTCAGGCCGAACTGGGTTGGTGCCCAAGAACCAGCTTTAGACAAATGGTTGCAGAAATGGTGGATGCTGACTTGGCGAGACTACAGGTCAAGTAATCTTGTCAAGGGCTCGCCTGTGGCAATTTCGTCATTAAGCCATTCAGTATGAGCAATTTGATCGAGCCAGGCTTCACGATCCGGGCGTTTGGGATTCTCTATAGCAGCCAAATCCAAATTAGCCACAGGTGCAGCTAAACTAGAACTGTGTACAAATGCTGGCACACCATGCATGATGGCCATGGGCCCCATACCACTGTTGTGATTGATCACAGCCCAGGCAGTGTTGAAACTGCGCACACGATCAAAGTCATCATAGGTACCAGGCACAGGCTGTGGTGACTCTATCACACAACCTGGAATATTGATTATACGCTGCCGTGGATGTGGTCTTATTACTAGTGGTCGATCTGTGTGTTCTCTTAGTCGGCGTGCGGTTTCTGTGAGCCAGGCAGCGGTTGGAGGTTGCCCTGCCCATTGTTCGCTGTCACTGCGTTGGCAAGCAATCACAATGTTGTAGCCAGGTTTGCGCCAAGGTTCCAGTCGTACTCCCAATTTCTCAGCACGACCTGGTTGGATATCCTGACCCCAGTAGGCCGTGCTTCCGGTGCCATTCACACCCAGTTTCCAAGTTGACCCGCGGCGTAGAAATCCTACCTCTACCACTAACACAGGTCTACCTGTGGATCTGAAGTGTTGCCAAACCTGTTGATTGGGTCGCATGCGTCCGTGCCAAACCTGGCTCCAGATTATGGCCACATCAGCAGAGCTGTCCATGGCAGTGTGCTTGACACCGATCTGATCCAGACCAGATCTTATGGCCTCCCACACTGGAGGACTGTTCAGCGCACCGTATTGATCAAATACTCCCACTCTCATAGCACAGTTAATTATGTGTCAAACCCTAACCAGGCATTATATTAGCCGATAAATATCAACATGAAAATTGTACTAGTTACCGGCGGGTTTGACCCTTTACACAGCGGACACATTGCTTATTTTGAAGCAGCAAAGAAACTAGGCGATCGGCTGATAGTTGGCGTAAATTCAGATGCTTGGCTTGAGCGCAAAAAAGGCCGCAGTTTTATGAGTATTGATGAACGCACCACTATCATACAAAATCTACGAATGGTGGATGGGTGCGTGTTATTCAATGACGACGATGGATCATCCTGCGAAGCCATACGCAATGTACGACAGATGTATCCTGATGCACACATCATATTTGCCAATGGTGGAGATCGCACCAGCCGGAACATTCCGGAGATGACAGTAGAGGATCACAATCTAGTGTTTGCTTTTGGTGTGGGTGGCGATCACAAAAAGAACAGCAGTAGTTGGATCTTGGAAGAATGGCGCAATCCCAAGACACAGCGTCCCTGGGGTTATTATCGTGTGATACATGATCCCAGTACCAATCTCAAGGTCAAAGAGCTCACAGTGGATCCTGGATGCAAGCTCAGTATGCAACGACATGAACGGCGTGCAGAGTTTTGGTTCATAGCCGAAGGCATGGCCACAGTGTATGGCATTGACAATGCCACAGATGTAGAACTAATTGGAAGATTTGCAAAGAATCAGAGTTTATGGATCGAGCGCGGACAGTGGCACCAGCTGACCAATGAACGCAGTCAGCCCTTGCGTGTGATTGAAATACAGTACGGCGAAGATTGCGTGGAAGAGGACATAGAGAGATTGAATTGAAAAATGAGTCAATGGATCTTCCTTAGCAAAAATGATCAAGATCAATACATCAACATGTTTGCTCAAGGATGTGGAACTAGTCCCACACTGATCGACGACTTTGATTACAATGCTGGTCGCGAACCGCTAGTGTTGCGCGGCATACTCAAACACAAAATTATCAAACAATGTTGGGCCGACGGTAGAACATTCTACTACATGGACACAGGGTACTTTGGCAATGACCCACAGTCTCCTGGCAATCCTCAAGGATGGAAGCATTGGCATAGAATTGTGCGCAATGATCTACAGCATGGCGCAATTGTGCCTAGACCCGGGGATCGTTTTGATCAATTCAATAAAAAATTTCAGCCATGGAAAAAGAC